GATTCGTGCCCTTGTGGAGACGACCCCCGACCTCATGGCCGAGGTGCGGCGGATCTCTGACACGAACGGCAAAGAGCGGATCGAGCTCAAGAACGGCAAGCGGTTGCAGTTCAAGGCGCGCGCCAAGGGCGGTGGCCGTGGGTTCTCGGGTGACCGGGTGGTGCTGGACGAAGCGTTCTACATCACTGATCTGGGGTCGCTGATCCCGACGATGAGCGCCCGACCGGATCCGCAGCTCTGGTGGACGAGTTCGGCGCCGCTCCCACAGTTGGAGTCGGACGCCCTACGCAGGGTGATCAAGCGTGGCCGTGCGGGTGACATCGCCTATCTGGAATGGTCGAACGTCAAGGGCGCCGATCTGGATGACCGGGCGGTGTGGGCGGAGTCGAATCCGTCGCTGGGTGCGCTGATCGATGCCGAGTTCGTGGCGGTGTTGGAGCGGGCGACGCTGACGGATGAGGAGTTCGGTCGGGAGCGGTTGGGGATCTTCCCTGACCCGGACGAGGACACCGAGGTTCCGGGGTGGCTCGTGATCGGTGAGGACGCATGGAAGGCGTGCGGCACCGACGAGACGGCGAAGCAGTCCGAGAAGCCTGGCTGGCTGGTCGGTGCGGTGACCCTCGCCGTCGAGGTGCGACCGGATCGCTCTAGCGCCACGGTGGTGGCTGCGGGCGAGTGTCGTGAAGGTGGCATCGGCGTGGAGCCCGTGGCGTCGGGTGTCGGTGTCGGCTGGATCGTGGCCGAGGTGCAAGCACTGTGTGAGCGCGGTGACGTTGCGACGGTGGTTGTCGACGAGGGCGGCCCCGCTGGCGTGCTGATCGACCCGCTGATCGCGGCCGGCGTCGACGTGACACGGGTTGCGTTCGCGGATGTGAAGCAGGCAACCGCCGAGTTCTTCGATGCGGTGACCGCTGCGGAGGTGGTGCACCGCGACCGCCCCGAACTGTCGGAGGCGGTGGGTTGGGCGCAGAAGCGCCCGGCCGGTGATACGTGGCTGATCGACCGCAAGGGCCCGCACGATGCGTCACCGCTGGTGGCTGCGGTGCTGGCCCGGCATGGGCATTTGTCGCAGGACCGGGGCGGTTACGCCCTGGCGTTCTATGTGTGAGGAGGTGCCCGGGTGAAGCTGCTTGATCTGCTGTTGCTCGCCGCTGTGGCGCTTCTGACCGTGGCCGGTTGGCTGGTGGCCCCCGCTCTGGGCCTGGCGGCTGCTGGTGTGGGTTGTGGGGCGTCGTGGTTCCTGCTCGGTGACGATGGGGCCGAGGTCTGATGCGCCGGATTGACCGGCTGCGTAACGGCCGCCCCGAGGAACGTGCGTTGCAAGATCTGGCCTCGTGGGTGCCGTTCGCTGGGCTCAACCCAATGGGCATGAACCCGGTGCACACGACGTGGGGCAAGCTCACGACGGAGCCGATCCCGAACAACTTCGAGGGCTACGTCCGCAACATCTACAAGCGTGACGGAGTCATCTTCGGTCTGATCGCTGCCCGTGCAGCCCTGTTCAAGCAGGCCCGGTTCCAGTGGCAGCGGATGGAGAACGGCACCCCGGGCGATCTGTTCGGCACCGCTGATCTGGCCCTGTTGGAGCGGCCGTGGCCGAACGGCACCACGTCGGATCTTCTGGCCCGGATGGAGCAGGACGCTTCGCTCGCCGGACAGTTCTACGGGGTGCGCCGTGAAACCCCGTCAGGTCCCCGGATTCGCCGTCTGCGGCCCTCGCTGGTGTACGTCGTAACGTCGTCGCCCTCGGACCTCCCGGACGATCCTGACGCCGAGCCGTTCGCGTACCTTTACTGGCCGAACGGGCAACCCGGCCAGGGTGAGCCGCTGGTGTTCGCACCGTCCGAGGTGATCCACTACGCGCCGACCCCGGACCCGGAGGCGAACTGGCGGGGCATGTCGTGGCTGACCCCGGTGCTCCGTGAGATCGAATCGGACATGGGTGCGACGGAGCACAAGGCCCGGTTCTTCGAGAACGCGGCGACCCCGAACCTTGCGGTGTCGCTGGACAAGGCGCTCGCCAAGAAGGACGCGCTGGAGTTCATCGAGGCGATGCGCGACAACGAGGGCGCCCGCAACGCCTACAAGACGTTGTGGCTGGCCGGTGGTGCGGACGTGAAGGTCGTCGGCGCCGACCTCAAGCAGCTTGACTTCAAGGTGACGCAGGGCGCGGGTGAAACCCGTCTGGCTTCTGCGGCGCAGGTGCCGCCGATCATCGCCGGTCTGTCCGAAGGGCTCGGGGCCGCCACCTATAGCAACTATGGGCAGGCTCGCCGCCACTTCGCTGACATCTTCGCCCGGCCTGCGTGGGCCGACGCTGCTGCTGCTGTCGAGTCGATCATGGCACCGAAGAACGGCGCCCGACTCTGGTACGACGACCAGCACATTTCGTTCTTGCAAGAGGACCAGCGTGACGAAGCGGAGATCTTCGCCGCCGATGCGAACACGATTCGCACCCTCACCGATGGCGGCTACGAGCCGGAGTCGGTGAAGCAGGCCGTTCGGGCCCGCAACTTCTCGCTGCTGAAGCACACCGGCCTCATGTCGGTGCAGATGCAGCCACCCGGCACCACTGCCGCCACTCCCTGAGAGGAAGTGACCCCACATGGATGAGGTGTACCTCAACCGCGCCCACCAGGCCGATCTAGAGATCCGTGGTGACGGCCGCACCGTGGTCGGTATCGCGGTGCCGTTCGACGCCCCGACGCCGATCCGTGACGCCTCCGGCTCCTACACCGAACTGTTCCGGCGTGGCGCGTTCGCCAAGACGATCAGTGAGCGCGGCGACCGGGTGAAGTTCCTCGCCCAGCACGACCGGCGGGCGATGCCTCTCGGCCGGGCAACCCTGCTCCGCGAGGACGCCGCCGGCCTCTACGCCGAGTTCCGGGTGTCGCAGACCCGTGACGGTGACGACGCCCTCGCCCTGATCCGAGACGGCGCCCTCGATGCCCTGTCGATCGGGTTCCGTCCCGTCAAGGACGTGTGGAACCGCGACCGGTCGATGGTGGAACGCACCGAGGCCCGGCTCGACGAGGTGTCGGCTGTGTCGTTCCCCGCCTACGACGGGGCCCTGATCGCAGGTGTTCGCACCGCTGTGACCGACCTGTCCGACCTGATCGCCGCCCTGATCGACGATCCCGAGGCGCTGGCCCTTCTGGCCCGCTCCCTTCCTGTTCTCGGCAGTTCCGCCCCCGACGCCGCCGACCACGCCGCCGACTCCGCCGACCACGCCGCCGACTCCGCCGACTCCGCCGCTTCTAGATCCCATTCGCCTGTATTTATTGCTGATTCGTGCAAATTTAAAACGCCTCGCATCGCCGAAACAACTTGATCCATTAACTCTTCTGACAAGTTATGCTGCAACAGTATTCTGTCAATCCCTTCTTTTAGAATAAAAGAACAGAACTTCCATTTAACAGGTTCAAGATTAACGCCTGTAGGAACAGCAGAAAGAAAATCGACCGCAAACTGACTATTATCACCTACAGGAAGATTTTCAAAAAACGAATCCTGAAGCCTTGCAAGCCACTCAGGAATACCAAGCGCCTCTTCGAATACTTTATGCTCTGAAGTTTTATACGATCTACCAAAGATTTTATTAACGGAATCAATCGTACACCCAATGGCACATCCTTTAAATTTACTATTGAGTTTTTCGTAAGCGCCTTTAATAAACTGGTCTTTTTTTTGATGATTTTTCATTTCAGCGACTACAAGAGCCTTAAGATTTTCATCGTTATGATAACTTAACATTTAAATTACCCCGCATTAAAACAATTAGAAATTTCAAGTGCAAATTCTTTTTTCATAAAAACTTCACTAAAAACACCATTCAATATACTTTTTTCCATTTCCAATATTAGAGACAAGCAAGGTTTGTTTAATTGCTCAATGAAAGAATATCCAAAATCATTTAATATTGACTTAATTCTATCTTCAGCATACTTATTAATCTTAACAATTGCCATAATTGTTTCGCATAAATGTTTTTTACCATCATCCATAAATTGAAAATCTTCACCTAGTTTAACTGCGCTCATAAAGAATGCTCCTGTATTATTGGAAGAATATTTTCAATACTGTCTTTAACAAATTCTCGATCGCTTTTTGAATTGCAAACAAATATATATGCCTTTAAATCATCAATATCACATTTATACCACTTAGCGTAATATTCAAAGAACTGCTTCAACTTAGCCTCTTCTTCAAAATATTCTGGCTTAACTGAAAACGAATGAACCCTTGTATTCCTAACCTGCTCTGAAAAATCCTTTTTAGACATAATGTCAATCACTTTGCTTTTCATTTATCTAACTCCTTGATTCTAAAATACCGCCTATCAATATCACGCAACAAACAAAAATAACAAACATAGAACCTATTGCCATAGAAATCATTTTGCCATCTCCTTTTTTTCATCTTCTTTATTATTTAACCTTGAATCCATTTCAGACACTTTCAGAACCAAAACAACCAAATCACTCCTTAACGAAATAAGCTGTATCGTCAAGTATTTTTTCCATGCAAAAAGTCCAAATATTACATAAACCATCAACAATTGGCTTGCACAAATAAATAAAAAATCAA